GCTCCTAACAAGAAGATAAAATATTTGACAGATGGAATAATAACATTGACTGTTCCTAGTAGTATAGTAGCCACCGCTTATGATCTCAAATATGTGAACATAGGATTACTAGATGAAGAGAAAGCCAAGAGGCTGTATCCTAATTTAATAGTAGTCTTAGAAGATGAAAGTAATGAAAAATATAAAGCTATTACAAGAGTACATGGTAGTATTTTAGAATTAGTAAACTTAGAAAAAAAGCCTTCAGGAGTACAACCTAGAAACTTAGAGCAAAAAATTGCAATAGCACATTTGTTAGATGACGAGATACCTTTGGTAACATTGACAGGAGTTCCAGGGAGTTCTAAAACATTTTTAGCGTTAGCTAGTGCCTTAGAATTATTAAACTTAGGTAGATACAAGAGGATATTAATAGCTAAACCGCCAGTAGCTTTGAGTAGGGATTATGAGGTTGGTTTTTTACCTGGTGGGCTACTTGACAAGTATATGTCAGTTTTAGGTTCAATAACCACAAATTTAGTAAATATGAGGAGTAAAGATAGTGAGATAACAGGTAGACAAGAGTTAGAGGGTATGGTAGATCAAGGTATGATAGAGGTATTAAGTATTGAAGACATAATGGGATCTTCATATAAAAATAGTATTATAATATTAGACGAAGGTCAATTATTAGATAAAGAAGCTATGAAAGCTGTAATCACTAGAGTAGGTGAAGGTTCAAAAATAATAATCACAGGGGACTTGAGACAGTATGGTAAAAATAAACTATCTCCTGAAAATTCTGGGTTATTTCATTTAGTAAATAGTTTAAAAAATAGTGTATACACAGCACATCTAACTATGAAAAAAGTATATAGAAGTGAGTTAGTTAGCGACATAATCAGACATTGGTAAATTAAAGAGGAGGTAAGTATATGTGTAAACCATTAATTTATATTGCAGTAGGTCATGGTGGTGCTTTTGAGGAGGGGGCTTATTCTCAAGGAGTAGGAGAAAAAGATCTTAATATTAAATTAGCTGAAGAGATATATGGAATATTAAAATTAAGTGATAAAGTAGATGTCATTTTGGGTACAGAACACTTTGCTATTAAACAAAGAGTAGCTGAGGCAAACTATCATAGTGTTGATATGTACATAGAGATACATCACAATGCTCATAGTAGTGAGTCTTCTAAAGGCTTTGAGATCTTATACTACAAGGGCAGCAAGGTAGGTAAAGAATTAGCAGGAAAGATACAGAAAAAAGTAAAAGAGGTATTAAAGAGTGTGGGTGTTGCGTATAAGCAAAGAAGGTTAAGAGATAGAGAGGACTTGTACGTGTTGGAGCATACAGAAATGCCTGCCATAATAATAGAACCAGGCTTTATAACAAATAAGGGGGATAGATTAAAGGTAACAAACCCTATGTTTAGAAGTATCATAGCTGTGTCTATAGCTGAAGCCATAATAAAGGAGGTTGTAAGTGAGTAAAGAAGTAAGATTAAGTTTACTAGCTGGTGGGGGTTTAAAGCCTAGTTGTTTTTATATCCTCACAGAAGTATTGAACTTAGCTAAGGGTATAATAGAGAGTAAACGCTCTCTTAAAATACCTATTAGTTATTTGTATGATTTAGATATAACGCATTACTACAGAATAGATACAAAATTAAAACAGATAATAAGGGGGAAAGGGTATGCAGATAGCGGATGGTAAAAAGATAATATTAAAAAAGACTTTGGAAATAAACAAGTTTTATGGTGGTCAGTTGTACACTAAAGAGATCGATAAGTTACCCTACATATTAACTATAACAGGCGTAACAGATAGAAATTATTTCAAAGTAAAAGAAGGTAACACAGGGTTTCTAAGCTTTTCAATGATTGATTTGTATTATACAGAAAAACTACAAAATGAAGGGGGTTTAAATTTATGATATTATATACAACAACCGATTGTCCTAACTGTAAAAAGTTAAAGGATGTATTAAAGAAAAAGGGTATAAAATTTACAGAAAATAACAACATAGAAGAGATGAAGAAATTAGGTATACGAAGTGTGCCTCAGCTTAAAATAGGAGAAAAACTATTAAACTTTGGGGAGGTTATGGCTGGTATAGAGGGACTTAGTAACAAGCATATTGACGCTAGAAATCTTATGGCTAGTACTAAATTTTATGAGGGATATAGCCGATTTGATGAGAAATTAGGGAGATATGAAACTTGGGATGAGTCTGTTAGGAGAGTAATAAATATGCACAGAGAGGTCTATGCGGATAAGCTTACCCCTGAACTTGATGATCTACTTAATGAAGTTGAAGAGGCATATAAGGATAAGTTATTTTTAGGTTCGCAAAGAGCATTACAATTTGGAGGAGAACAGTTGAAAAAACATAACTCTAGGAGTTATAATTGTACGGCATCTCATTGTGATAGACCAGATTTCTTTGGTGGTATGTTCTACTTACTTTTATCTGGTGCAGGAGTAGGTATGAGTGTTCAGAAACAGCATATTGCTAAATTACCTGGCATACAAAAAAGAAAAAATAATTTAGCTACATATGTTATACCAGATAGTATAGAAGGTTGGGCTTCAAGTATAGATGTACTATTATCCTCTTACTTTGTGAGTGATGGGGTTTACCCTGAGTATAAGGGACAAGTAGTAAATTTTGATTTTAGAGAGATAAGACCAGAGGGTAGTTTTATAAGCGGTGGATTTAAAGCTCCAGGTGCTGAACCCTTAGAACGAGCTTTAAAACAAGTAGAAAATTTAATAGAAAAAGAGTTAAAAGCTGGAGCAGAAAAATTAAGACCTATAGTTGCATATGATATTGCAATGTATATAGCAGATGCCGTTATTTCTGGAGGAATTAGGCGATCAGCAGTAATTTGTATGTTTTCAAAAGATGACGAAGAAATGATAAAAGCTAAAACAGGCGATTGGTTTGTTACACATCCTCAAAGAGGGAGAAGTAATAATAGTGTAACTTTACTTAGAGGACAGACTACAAAAGAAGAATTTCATGAGATAATGAAATCTGTAAAAGATATAGGCGAGCCTGGATTTATTTGGACAGATAATTTAGATTTTACTTACAATCCCTGCGTAACTAAGGATACATTAATCCTAACTGATAAGGGTACAAAAAGAGTTGAAGACCTGATTGGAGAGCCTTTTGTAGCCATAGTGGATGGGGAAGAATATGCGTCTACTGAAAAGGGTTTTTGGAAAACAGGAGATAAAAATGTATATAAATTAATTACAGAACATGGATACGAACTTAGAGCTACTGCTAATCATAAAATACTCACTATAATGGATGGTAAAGAAGAATGGAAAGAAATGCAGTATTTAAATCAGGAAGATAAAATAAGATTAAACCATAATACCTCTATAGAAGATGTGGTAGAAAGTGAGTATACCACAAGGGTTATTTCCGTGGAGTATGATGGCTTTGAGGATGTATATGACGCAACTATACCGATAGTACATAGATTTGACGCTAATGGTATAATAGTACATAACTGCGTTGAGGTAGGGCTTTTACCACGAACTTCGGACGGAAGGAGCGGATTTGGGACGTGTAATTTAACAGAAATAAATGGTGCAAAATCAATAAGCAAAGAAATTTTTTATAAACAATGTAAAGTAGCCTCGATATTAGGTACAATTCAAGCAGGATATACTGATTTTAAATTTTTGACAGATGCAACAAAAGAATTAGTAGAGAGAGATGCTAGGAATTACAGGGATGATGACTAATCCAGATATTCTATTTGACGAAGAAGTGTTGAAAGAGGGAGCTAGAATAGTTAAATATTGGAATGAAAAAGTGGCAGACATCTTAGGTATAAACCACGCACAAAGAACAACCGTAATCAAGCCTAGTGGTAACTCATCTGTCTTGTTAGAATGTAGCTCGGGGATACATGGGGAACACTCTAAGAGATATATTAGACACATACAATTAAATAAGAACACAGACATAGCTAAAGCTTTTATGGAGATAAATCCAGGTATGTGTGAACCTTCTCTATGGAGAGACTCAGATATTGTAGTAGCTTTTCCTGTGGAGTCAGATGATAAGGCTGTATTCAAGAAGGATCTACTAGGAGTTAAACAGTTAGAATATGTAAAAAAGGTACAGCAGACTTGGATAGAAGAAGGTACTAATTTTCAAGAGTCTGAAAGGGTAAATACACGGATAAGACATAATGTATCTAATACAATAACAGTAGATGATTGGGACGAAGTAGAGGATTATATATTTGATAACCAAAAATACCTTTGTGGAGTATCCCTTTTAGCCTCTACAGGTGATCTAGCTTATCCTCAAGCTCCTTTTAGAGAAGTGTATACCTATCAAGAATTAGTAGACGAATATGGAGATGTAGCACTATTTACATCCGCCTTAATCGAGGCAGGGACACTAGCATTCAAGGATGACTTGTGGACAGCTTGCAATACTGCTCTTGGATTTGGAGAAAAGCTCACAGAAAGTCATAATGACTTGTTAAAAAGAGACTTTGTAAGGAGGTTTAATAAGTTCTCTAAAAATTTTGAGTCAAAAGAAGAGTGTGCTAATTGTTTGAAAAAAGTATATACCTTACACAAATGGTGGAAGATAAGAAGAGATATAAAGGATATAGATTGGTCAGAATATTTGAAAAAAGAAAAACTAATAAATGCCGATACACTTGCCTCACAAGGTTGTGTAGGGGGTCAATGCGAGATATAGGTAAAGGAGGGGGATATGATTTTACAATTTAAACCACAACACAAGAGAAAGGAAGCAAAAGCTATTATAGGGTTACTAATACCTAAAAATATGTATAATATAGAGCCAAAAAAACCAAAAGAAAGAGGGGATTTTTATAGAAAATTATTTAATATAAAAAATGCACTATACTTCTCACAAAATGAGGGTAATAAAACAGAGACATTAATAATATTTGATGCAAAAAAGGAAGAATGTGATGATACGACTAAGTTAATATTTACGACTACAGGAGACCTATCGAACGCTCCTTACTCTATGAGAGTAATATCCCTTGCAGGAGTACTTCTTATTGAGGATGTAGCTTCTTTCCTAGAAGGACTTAAAACAAAAGAGGTGGTTTAGATGGAGTTGTATACATATCAGAATGAAGACGTTAAATTTATTTTAGATAATAAAAATATATTAAATGCTAATTCAGTAGGTTTAGGAAAGACAGCAGAAAGTATTGAGGCAGTAAAGAGGTTAGGGGCGACTAATATTTTAGTCGTTGCCCCTAAAGCTTTAGTATTTCAATGGCAAGAAGAGATTGAGTTATGGGACAAACAAAAAACTGTTACTGTGGTACAAGGTAGTAAAAAGAAAAGACACACTCTATTAGCAAGGGATACTAATTATCATATAGTAAATTATGCTATGTTGAGGGATAATAAGAAAAAAGTATTTGAGTATAACGAACTTTTTATTGAACCTGGATACAAAACAAAAAAGAGAGTGTGGGATGTAATTATCTTTGATGAAGCACATTATTTAAAGGGGCATAAAACTAGAACCACAAAGGGTGCTAGAAGATTAAATAGTAAAAAGAAGTTGCTACTAACAGCAACACCTATAAAAAATACACCTGATGAGTTGTATTCTTTATTGAACATAATTGACCCAGAAAAATATTCATCTTACTGGAGATTTGTAGATAAATATTGTGAGACTGAAAAAGTGTATGGTTGTGCTTATGATGTATCACAAGTGGTAGGTTGGCAAAAAGGGAAAGAGACTTTATTAAAAAAAGAGATAGAGCATATTATGTTTAGGAGAGAAAAGGAAGACTTATTAAAGGACTTACCTAAAAAAATATTCAAACAGTATAAAATAGATATGTATCCAAAACAGAAAAAGGCATATGACCAGATGGAAGAGTACATGGCTACTAAAACTATAGAGGATGTGCTACAAGTAGAGGGGGAACTTAGTAAACTTTTAAGACTACGACAGATAGCTTTAGATCCTAGTATAGTAGATATAGATAGTAAGAGTGCTAAAACAGATTTTTTATTAGGTCTATTACCTACGTTAGACTCTCAAGTTTTAATTTTCTCTTGGTTTAAATCTTATACAAATAATTTATACAAATTATTAAAAGAAAAAGGTTACAAAGTAGGTCTGATAAATGGAGATGTCGATATAAAGGATAGGGCAAGGATAATTAAGAGTGCTAAAGTAGGCGATATAGATATACTATTAGGTACATACTCTACACTATCCACAGGATTAAATCTACAATTTATACATACTATGATTATGTTAGATAAACCCTGGTCTAGTATGGACTTAGAACAAGCTCAAGGTAGGATTTTTAGGAATGGTCAAAAACATAGTTGCCTTTTTCTATCTTTAATCATGAAGGATACTATAGAGGAGGATATGGAACACGTACTTTATCAGAAGACTAAGATTATAAGTAAGTTAATGAGTGTTAAAAGTATTTTAAAATATTTTAAGAAAAGGCTTGACAAAAGAAACTTAATGTAGTATACTTAGAACATAAGAAGTAAGACACGTTAGATAAAAAAAAATTAAAGGAGGGATAGAGATGAAAGATAAAAAAACAGACTATGGGAAAATAGCAGAAGAGATGTTAGAGAAATTACAGCCAAAAAAGCAGCCTACTGTATACACAATATGCTTTAATGAGGAGATAAATTCTAACACTATTTCAATATTTATTGAAAAAGTAGAAACTCATATAGCCATGTATGGTATGGATGAGCTAAGAGTGGAATTTAGTACAGTCGGGGGTACTTTGTCTGCGGGTAACTTATTTATAAGATATTTGAATAATTTGAATGAAGAGGGTGTCACAGTAAAATTGATCTCTTATGATATTTTATTTTCTATGGGATCGGAGATATTCTTAAAGACTACAGTTCAAAAATACTTGACAGAAGAAAGTTTAATGTTATTACACCTACCTTTATTAGACGCTAGGGGTAGAGTAAAAGAGGAAAGAGACTCTATAACAGCAAGGGTAGAGGCTACCACAAATAGATATATAAACAACATAAAAAAATTAAACTTAGTTACAAAAAAAGAAATAAAGTTATTAGAAGATGGTAGGGATATATACATAGGTGCAGACAGATTAGACACTTATTTAAAAAAACATGATGAGAACTACATGGGTATGTTCTAAGGGGGGTGTGTAAAATGGATATTGACGAAATGATTTTAGGTACTGAGTTGGAAAATGAAGAGACTTATCTGACTCTGAATGAGATAATACACGATTTAATTGAAGACTATGTGCTTTTCGGTAATAGCACAAAATCTGAATGTCTAACAGAAATAAGTGATTTGTTAGATAAAGCTAAAGCTAGTATTAGAGTAGGAGATGACAATAATGTTTGATACTTTAAATGAATTAAATTTAGTATTAACAAAAATGCAATCTTTTATGGAAATTGCTAATAAAGGTATTAACCATTTCCATTTAGCTCTTATACACAATGAGGAAACAAATGAGATGGAACTGAAGGTAGATAGCACGTTATTTCAATATCCGCTCGATACTGAAATAATAAAAACAACTACATATACTGCATTTTTGAATGAATATATTAATTTTAAAAAACTAGATGCTACTCTATCTTTTGAAGACCCTTCAAAAAGAGTAGAGGTCATGTTATCTATAGAAAAAGAATATACTATGTTTGCAGAGAGATTAAAGAAAAGTGTCTGATAAGTGGTTACAAGTAAAATAAAAAAAAATAAATAAAAAAGCTTGACAAAAGAAACTTAATGTAGTATACTTATAATATAAGAGGTTGTAGGAGATATAAAAATAAATAAATAAAAAAATACTTGACAAAAGAAACTTAATGTAGTATACTTAGAACATAAGAGAGTGGCTATGGTAGTTAAAAGGGAGAGAATTGTGATAATATAAGGAGGATGAGGAGAAATGAGTTTCATTAATTTAGAGGATAGTGAGTTTCTACGATACACAAACATGATACTTTATGGAGCATCAGGTGTAGGAAAAACGTACATAAGTAGTTCAGCAGCAGAGGTTGGGGATGTAATATATCTTAACTTCGAGGGTAAGGGTGTCCACAGTATACCAAAGAAATATAGACCGAGAATAGATGTCTTTAATATAGCTAGTTATGAGGAGTTACAGAAGTTGTTTGATAAATACTTCATACCACATATGAATGCTAAAACAAAAGAAACAATAATAAAATTAGAGAAAGATATAAAAGGAAAGGACATAACCACACCTAGAGATTATAAATTCATAGTGTTTGATAGCTTACATGAAATGCAGAAGTTAGCAAGAAACCATTATTCTAAAAGAAGTACAAAAGATATTTTTGGAGACAAAACACCACAAATACAGGATTGGCAGAGAGTAGGTACTTCCGTTGAGCTATTGGTAAATTTTGTAAATAACTTAAATATAACAGCTATATACGTAGTAGGGTTAGAAAAAGAAAAAGATGCAATTAGTGGTAAGATGATGTTACAACCTTTGATGCAAGGTCAGAAATTATTACCTAGCTTGTTAGGAGCTGTGGATAACATACTATACCTGGCGGAACAAACAGACAAGGGAAAACAAATTAAATATATACAAACAAAAAGTAGTGATAAAACAACAGCAAAAAACAGATTAAATCTACCACCAATATTAAGAAAAATCACTATAAAAGAAATATTACAGCAAGGGGGGTTATTAGAATAAGGGGGTGAGATTAATGGGTTATTTAGTTACAGATA